TGACCTGAATACCTGTGGAGCTGGTGGCTAGTTTGGCTGCGTTGTCGTAATGAAGTGTGACGGCACCATCATCAGCAGTAGAAATAAATGTTTCAGACCCATCGCCTTTTTGAAGAAAGATATTGTTAGAACCGCGTATGTATAAATCACCTGTGCCTGTGTCAGCAATTAGACTGTCGCCACCATTATGATAAATCTGTAAGTCACTGCCAGCGCCGAAGATGGCCTTGACGTTATCAGCAAACTGGAATTCTTCAGATGTCGGATTCCAGACCAGCTTCGCGGTCGTTCCGGTATCCTCAAAGAACTTAATCGTGCCATCGCCTCCGACACGAAATCGTTCAACGCCGTTTGTGCGTGTCATTACGCCAGCATATGCGGACGCTGCGCCGCTTGCGTTGCCTGAATCTAGAATTAGATATGTGTACGAATCATCAGCAGCAGAATCGTTCGCTCTGATGATCAACTGGCCGCCCGTTGACAGCAGATATTCGCTATCGTCTTCAGTGCCAACGCTTGTGTTTCCGAATCTAACATTTCCAGTAAGGTTACCACCGGCTAACGGTAGATGACCCACTTGCGAATAATCATACCCAGCTTCCCACTGCAGCGAATTAGACGCAGCACCGTCCGCGAAGATTGTGCCGGGCGCTAAGAAATTACCGTTGTTGACGAATGAGAAGTTAGTGCCGCCGCCCGCATAATTCAGAAGCAAATTGGTTGTTGCTTGCGTGACATCAGCGTGAAGATGCCAAGCGGTTGCGTCTGATGCGCTGCTGTCTTTCCAATAGATTCCTGCGTCACCGCCAGCGGATGAAAGCGTTAAATCCGACTGAGCTTTGATCGGATGGCTAAACTCAAAAGTATCTGTCGCGGTCTTCCAGAGGAGCGTTGCATCGGTGGTGGAGTTGACTGCGTCTTGAATCGTAAAGCCAGCACCGTCCGCTGATGCGGAAGTATCGCCAGCCCCGTAGTTGACTGTTATATTTTTGTCTTCTACGTCGAGGGTTTGTGTGTTCAGTGTTGTTGTTGTGCCGTTTACAGTTAAGTCACCGCTAATAATTAAGTTGCCTGACACTGTGCCGCCGCCAGAAGGTACTGAAGGCGAACCATTAGCAAAAACATTTGCAGCACTTTCAACAAAGTTAATTGCTGATGATGTTAATTCGTATAAACGATTTGATGTTGACTGACCAGCAGCGTCAGGTGAGCCCGATCCCGTTATCGTAGATGACAATTTTACCTTGTGAACGCCAGCCGCTAGATTGGTAAAAGTGTGACTAGTTACAACGTAAGCAGTTGCGCCGTAGGTGCTAGTATTTGCGATGTATTCTAATGCGCCACCAGCGTCTACCAAGATCGTCAAATACGAACCAGAAATCAGAGCCGCAGTAACATAAACTTCGGTAGAGCTTGGCGTTGAGTCGGTGCTTGTGAATGTTATTGGTTTTGTTGCGGCAGTGGAATATGAGCCGCCATCAGTCTGCAAGCTATAAATAATGTTTAGCGTTGAATTTGTTATGTCTGATAATGCAGCGGAGGATGACGCTCCAGTACCGCGCAAATACAAGGTGCCTACTGAATTGTCGTAAATCGCGAATTTGGTCTCTAAGGTTACTGTCGCAGTTTGATCTAGCGTCAGCGTCATCTCACCACCGTCGCCAGATAAAACGCCGCTTACCTTGTCAACTGCCGTTCCTGAAGTAAGCGATATTCCAGCCAGCGCCGCTGCGCCTAGTCCGTCTTGATCAAGCAGGATGTTTCCAGACGAATCAAACACTGTAATATTTTTAGCGAAAACAGAACCGTCAGGCTTAACTTGAAATGGCGCATTCTCACTTTCAGTTTGAGCCGCTCCGCTAAATATTCTATAAGTTGCAGAGGCTTCGCCATCAATAACGGTTGTCGCGTCACCTGTTCCAGCAATAAACTTTGAGTCGGTGGAAACGTCTCCAGTGAATGCGCCAGCGTTTGCGTTGACAGTTCCCGTGAAGGTTCCTGATGTTGCTGTAACAGCGCCTGTTATCGTTGCGTTTGTTGCGGTCAAAGCTCCAGCACGATCAACCCTGAATGGCGCTGATGCAAACGTGTTGTTACCTAGGCTAATCCCGTCAGCAGTCGACAGAGAGACTCTAGTGACCCCAGAGCCAGCAATAAGGCTTGTTCCCGACAGAGTGAACCCGCCGATAGCCCCTGATGAGGCAGTGACTACACCCGCCTCCGTAACCCGAAAAGGAGCTGATGCCCTGTTTGCGAATGTATTTCCGGCCCAAAACCTTACATCATCGCCCCCTGTAACCGTTGAGGCTAGACCCATAGAGTCAGCGGCATCTTTAATATAGTCGGTTTGTATTGAAAAGCCGCCAATAGCTCCGGTTGTCGCTGAAAGATTACCAGTGACTGTCAAACCCGAAACCGGCGTGTAAGTTAGGCCGCTGGTCGCGTTGCCAATGGAAAATGCAGCATCTCCAGCGTCTGATCCAGTTCCAACAAACCCTAGATAGTACCCTGCCGTGGTTGTATCTTCGTAAGATGTTTTTCCCGCCTTAAGAGAGCCTAGACCGCTATTAGTTGTTGTTGACAGGGTAATACTTCCCGTCTTGATATTTCCGCCAGAAATTATCGTGGTGTTGTCGGAAAGTTCTGAAGTAAAAACCACGGAGCTGGGTATGACGCTCAGATTTAATTCGTTCGCCGTTATTTTTGCTGCATCTATGTTCTCTACAGTTATAGAGCTGGCATCTATAGTGCCTGCCGTTATAGCTGAAGCGTTTAGCTCTTCAACATCTGCGTTTTGAGCCTTCCTGAACTTTCCGGTTACTTGAGAAGTGTACCCGCTTGCTGATCCATACACGTTTATTGAGCGAGCTAAAAAGTAATAATTAGTATCGTATGAAAGCCCCGCCGACACTCCTAGGATAACTTTCTTGGTTTTGCCTACATCGCCGTAATAGGTGTTAAGCAGCGTTCCGGAGTTGGGAGTGAATCCTGAAGTCGTTGAAAAATGAACCTCAACCGCTCTTAGGTTAGTGTTTGCTGGATTAGTCCAAGTAAGCTCTGAGAAAAAAGGCTTGTCAGTGGTAGCGGCAAAATTTGTAGGGGCCGCCACGGTGTCGGGTTGGGCTATCGTTATTTGACTGTAAGAAGTAAACCCAGATGTTACGTTGTCCCAAGAAAAATGTCTGATGCGAACATCGTATGCTTTAGCGACACTAACGTTCGGTATAACCGCTGAAGAGGAAGCCTTTCCCGCTATAGTAACAACTGAATAATCTGAGTCGGTGCTTTCCTTAAACTGTATCTCTGTACCCTGTATGGCCTCATCTGAATTATTAGTCCAAGTCGCTATAATATCTATCTTGGCTGTTGGCCCTTCTATTCTGCTTCTTTGGGTCAAACCCTGAGAGCCAACAATAGTTGGAGCGGAGATAGACAAGTTTCCAGTGCTTGGCTGAGATGAATCTGCTACCTCGCTTTGATAATCCGAGGCAACGTAATCATAAACAGTGTCGTCTATCTCCTGAAGAACCAGCCTTGTTCCTGCAAAAATAACCCCTTCGTTGTCAAAAAACTCCATTTGCATGGATTTAACTTCAAATGTTTTGGGGTTTCCTGTGCCATTATAGCTTTCACCAAAATTCAACCTATCATTGACCAAATAAACCCAGTCATTAGGCTGCAACTGCATGAACTCCAAGGAAACAAGGGCTGATATTGTTGTGGTTTGCCTTTGACGAATAAGCGCAATCTTTTGCAGCCTTTGAGCTTCAGTTGATTTAGTCGTAAAAGGAAGCTGAATTTCTAGCGTCTTTTTAAAGTTAGCCGTTGCCTCTCCTGTCGGAGTATCTGCCGCCAAGTATGAAGAGCTAGTAAGTATTGGAGATTCTACCCCTTGATAGTTGTTCGACGGATCAATATGCAAAGCCTTGACAGAGTTGTATAAATCTCCTCCCGAAGATTTCGTAGTTATGCTGACAGGCGCGAGCAAATCATCATCTCTAATAGTAAGAGAGGCTGATTGATCGCCTCCCACAAAAAGATTAAATTTCCCGTTTGTGTAAGATATTGAGCCGGAGCAAGAAGTTAATATCCCTTCAAGAACTCCATCTAAGCTTGCGGATCCGTTAGTAAAGCCGCTCGACGTATATCTGTTTTCATAAGACGAGCCGTTAGCCAAAACAACCTGTTGATCGCAAATATCAGCGGCCTTGTGAAAACCACCAACTACATTTGCATCGTTAATCTCTCCAGACACACATTTTAAGCCGTAGGTAGTATCAACCAAAAAATCGCGAACTATTAGCGCGGGGTTTTTAGACCAAGCTGTTGTTGAATTTCTTGGATCGTATACCTTCTTTCCTTTAACTTTGAACCAAATCTTAGGGATAGATGTAAGTTTTTCCGGATCATAAACAAGGCGCATAAAAACATAAGCCATGCCCTGAAACTTGGAATTTGTATCATAGTTAAGACCTACGCTGGTAAGGCTGGCGGCATAGCCATCTACCGCTGTCTGACTTCCATCATGAAAAGTGTACTGAACCAAGCTTCCGCCCGTAAAAGCGTTACCGTTGTCCGTGTTAACAAAATCCGCATTTGATGCGCTGTATACAGTTTCGCTGTGAAGCGTTGATGTCGTAGTAGTTATAAGAGTAGTGTCAAAATAAACACCCTCTAAAGACTCAATTTCATGTCCCGCTAATACGATAGCCACATTGAGGGTGTTATTTTCATCGCCAGAAGTTCTCATTCTAACGATGTTTCCCGCTATGCGGGTCTCACCGTAGACTATTTGTCTAGGAACTTGAGCGCCCGTTCCGGTTATCTTTGACCCGAAGTTTTGAGCGGTGGCTTCAATTCCCTTGCTGGTTAGCATTCCTACGCCGCCAGCTATAACCGACCCAACAAAAGTAACAATCGCATACTGCAACGCGACATGCAGGCCGGCAAGAGCGCTTGTGCCGACAAACAAGGCCGGAAGACTAGCTCCTAAGGTTACAATGGTAAGAGCTACCACTGCTGCCGCAATAAGCGCCGCTTTAATTACTTTAGCCATTTATTCTAAACACCATTTTAATTAGGTCGTTTTTCTTCCTTGTGAAACCGTTATCAGAAGGGCATAAAACATTATCCCCATAACTGATTCCTGCAACCTCAGAACCGTTCTCTTTAATTACCACTAGATCGCCTTTCTGCGCCTCTTCAACCTTAAGCAAGCCTTTTGCCGTCGCCGCCTTTTCTATGCTCTTCCCTAAAGTGCCGCCGTAATTTTTTATAGCCTCTTTTGCTGACGGCTCATCTCGCCAGTTTAGCGTAATCGGGATTAAGCGTTCCCCTGTCATTGCTTTTATTGCGGCATCACTAAACAGGCAGCAATCCCATTTGCCCCACTCAAAAGGGGTTTTTTTGTGCCTTACCAAAAATTGATGCAAGGCATCATCCCAATTTGATTGCTTCTTCATCGGAATTACCGTCTATCAATACCAATGCCGTTTTCATCAATAAACTGATTTCTTCCTCTGCCCCAGTTTATTTTCATGTCCTGAATTTTTGCCACCTCGTTTAGACTGTTATCACCCGCATAAAGAGAGGCTTGAGATTCTTTTGTATATCGGTAGTTTGAAGGTCTTCTCAAATCCATCAACCGATTCTCCGTCTGCAAGCTAATTGAAGCGCCGTTAGGATCGTCAGATATGTTCATTTGAACCATTCGCCCTTTATAAAGAACCATTGAGGCGGAAACTTGATCTGTGCCACCGCTTATAAACGCCATGAGAAGCGTTATAGGCCTGTTCTGGTAGTTTTCTGTCAGGGCGTAGCTCAACACCTGTTGATCCATTCCCGTTATAGAGAACGTAACTCCGGCGCTTTTAAGGTCGTTTGAATCCTCAATTTCAGATATTGATAGTAGCTGCCCAGCCCCTTCATAAGTATCCCCGTCAATTACTAGGTCTCCGATACTTGTGTTCAGCAAAATATCATCAGTATCAAACTCGGCTTTGATTGCAAACACTATGTTTTGCTGGTCTTCAGCCAGCTTGATCGCTGTTTTTGTATCTATCTGCCTTGTAGACATTAGAGTGCCTCTATAAAGTCAAACGTGATCCCGTAATTAGAAACTCTATCCGCATCCCAGTCCACGGTGTTTTGAGAAAGCCTGAACCTAGAAAAATTAAATCCTTCAGAGAACCCGACATAGTGGCCGTCCGTTAGATCTTGTCGAAGCTTTGGCTGTATGGCAACCGAAAAATGATTAGGTGATCCGGACTGCGCGGTCTCATTTGCATCAGTTGTAGCCATAACGAGCTGTATTGGCTTGCCGCCAGCAGCCCCGTTGTATATAGCCAAATAATCGCCTTTTTTTATACTTCCGGCTGCCGTATTTGACGAGGCCTCTAAAGATAACGCTGTAGACCCTTTAACGTTTTGACGTATCTTGCATGCCGCTGTATTTGCCTCCGTTGTTAGGTCGGCATCAACGACCACTACAGTGCTGCTTGTTTTTGTGACGATTTTAAAGGTTCCCGCGTTTGCCTCGTTAGTCGCTCCCGATACGGTTATATAATCATTAACTTCGATTCCTGAAAACGGGGTTCCTGTAGCAGTGATTGTGCTTCCGGAGAATGAAAGGGACACAGATGTCACATTGGTACCATTATTAACCCTTATATCTCCTTTCAAAACATCCGCGTTATAAGTGCCTTGCGGCGTTTTAGCGTCCGGATCGCCAAAAATAAAATAGTTAGATGTGCCGGTAAGCTCTAAAAGGAACGCCTGCCAATTTGCGGCTTGCGTCCTGCTCATTGGCGGAAGAGATACCGTCCCTGACCAATAAACCGAATCGTATTCTTGCGTTCTAAACTTTCCGGTGAAAGGCGAGCTAGATACACCTATTGCTCTGACCAGAGAAAAGTTAGACTTCGTAAACCACGGGCTTGATGGTATAGCAATTGTTTTAGGCACCTAATAATCCTTTTCTGTATGTCCCGCCTCGTCTTGTAGACTCAAGCACTGCCGTTTTGGTGACATCACTGATTTGAGGCAACATTTTTTGAATCTCAGCCCTTACCGTTGGGACTACGCCCGTCGAGAAATTTAAGCTCTGATTTACTACGAAAGTATCGCCACCTGACATCATGCTTTTGGTGTCATTACCATTTTTTAACGTGCCGGCTGTGTGAGGAATGAACATCTCTGGGCCACGCTCGCCAACCAAGTACGGTCTTCCTCTGATCATTGCGCCGCCGGAGGCCGCCCCACCAGCCATCCCCACGCCGCCAACACCGCCGCCACCACCGCCCCCACCAAAGCCCATTGTTGGTTGAGCCTGAAAGCCGGGGATAGATGAGAAGACTGCGTTAAGTATCTGGTTGACAACGGCCATCTGCAAGAACGTAGCTATAATTTGAGAAACGATATTTTTGGCAAAGCTCTTGAACGATTCAAGCGCATCTTTACCTGACAGCAAAGAGTTAACAAAATCATTTGTAAAGGTGTGCGATAACTGCGCTATTGCGGGTGCCATTGTTTGCGCGAACGTTTCAGCAGCATCTGCGCCTTTATCCTGTAACTCTTTTATTTCGCTAGTGACTCTACTCAACGACTCTTCGATTTCTTGCGAGTCATCGGTGCCAAATATAAACTTTTTAACTTCCGCATCGCCTGAATCGGCTATTTCTTGGAGCTTCTTAAGCTGAGCATTTAAAGTTTCTAAGGGTGTAACGGTTCCGTCAATCACAGACTGAAGAGAGCCGAAGCTTTCTTCCAACTCTCCTGCCGATATATCACTCGCTATACCGGCAAGCATATCTCTAACTGATGCAATTTGTTCTGCTGTTATTTCGGAGCCATCACCTAAAGATTCCTCGGCTAATTTCAAAGCGTCATATGCAGAGGCAAGCTCTTGAGCTGGAGTAATAGTGTCTTTGATTAAATCAGAAACAGTTTTTCTTGCGGCTATTAACTCAGCACTTGGGCCTGTTGTAGTTGTCCCCGTTTTGCTGTCTCCATCACCGGTAGCGACGGTAGGGATTGCCTCAGTTTGCTTCTCTATTTCAGCGGTAATGAATGCGAGCCTGCCAGCTATAAAGTTGCGAACCTTCTCGTTGTCTAAAACATCGCCAAGAACAAAGTTATCAAATGCTTCCGCGATATCTCCCTCGCCTACTGACAATAATTCAAGCTCTTCTCGCGCCATCTTGGAGAAAACGTCATCTATTCTTGCTGCCGCAACACCTGATTTTTCTAAAAAATCACTAAGATCGGTTAAATCTTTTTGGAAACCCTCTCGCCTGCTTCTATATGTTGAAGCCATGCTTTTATCGCCACGGGCTAGAGCCTCATTGAAAAGCACATCCATGCGTAATTCGTTTTGAATGGCTTCTCTCATGTCGCCCACAGAAGCGGTTAGAGTCTCAGTAGGATCACCTTGACCAGCTATCTGCACTGTATTAATTGACGCCCCCGAGCTTACTGACGCTACTATAGTGCTGGCAGATGCCGCTATCCGCGCAAAATAATCAGCCATATCTTTGAGCATATTGCCCAAGCCCCCAGTAAATATAGCGTCCGCCAATCCTTTAAATGCTATCTCTGTGTTGGTTGCTTTTGTTGATAAGTTGTCCATCTTGGAGGCCATTGCGCCCCCAAATTGCTCATTCAGCCCTTTTGTCAACGCGCTCATTATAATTCTTGCGCCGTCTGCTGTTGCGCCGAATTTTGCTATTTCGTCTTTTGATAAAGAAAGCTCTCTTTTGAGTATCCCAAGGACATCAACGCCGCGATCCATAATTTGATTAAGCTCTTCAAGACCCAACCCCCCTGATGCGGATCTTTGAGTGATCCTTACAAGCGCCTCAAAAATACCTAGCTGGTCTATTGATACAGAGGCTGTATCTGCAAAGGTTTGAAGCATGTCCTTAGTTGGCTCTATGCCCGCCGATTTCAGCGAGATAAAAGCTTTTGTTACATCTTCAACTTGAAATGGTGTCGTTTGGGCAAATTCTATGATTTGAGATAAAGCCCTATCTCCAGCTTTAATAGACCCAAAAACAGTGTTTAATGAATCTTTTAAGTCTTCAAACTCTGACCCTATTCTTGCTATACCTCTTACAGCCGCGACTCCGCTAAGTCCAGCTATTATTCCAGCCAAGGGAGCGGCCAAGCCTCTAAGGGAGGCTCCAAGCCTATTAACAGGCTTAGGGTCTAAACTACTATTAAGGCTTTGCTTGACTCTACCAAGCTCTGTTTTAAGGCCTTTAGTGTCGGCTTTGATTTGGATTAAAAGTTCTTCTACGGTAGCCATTAGTCTGGATTCAACTCCATTAGTTCGTCTAGCTCAGACCTGCTCATCGGCTGATCTTTTGAGCCTCCGTTAAACTCCTGAAATCCAGTAAGTACGGAGTAGATTTCTACAGGAGACATTTGCCAAAACTCAGAGGGCTGTATGCCAGCCATCCCCACGCAAACCTCGTAGAACCTCCTCCATTGAATAGGTTCTAGCTCTCCCTCTCCTGCTTTTTTTCTTCGCTTTCCGCCTCCGGATCGCTAAGAGTGGAAACTAATAATTGCGCGACTGCGCTACAACAAGGAACAATGCCCGACTTTTGTATGATTTGCTTTACATCTTTGTCGGAGACATTATTGCCGCCGCCCCGTAAGGCGTGGAAAAGAATTACAGAGAGATCGTTGATGCGAACATCACCGTCAGATAATCTCTGCGTAATCTGGAGAATGCCTTTATCCAAGGCTGTTTCTATTTTTATAAGAGAATCTACTGTAAGCCTGCAAGAATGTTCTTCTTTGCCAAGACTAACTAGCATCTCCCCCTTCAACGGGTTCGTCATCTGACTGCTCCTGTACGCTTTCGTTTGAAAGCTCTATTACCCAATTTTCTTCTCTGGCATCCATCTCGCAACTTTCAACCTCAAAAGGCTTACCGTTTACTTTTATGGTTTTCGCTTTAGAGAAGTCTTGGCCCACAACAATCTGAGAGCCTTTCATCATTCCGTCTCTTTCTATCTTGCCGTGGCTAATATTTACCTGAATCCAAGCCATGATAGCTCCTTATGAGAATGTTACTGCTTCGCTAGATTCTAGCGTTAAGCTGTAAGTAGCTTCCCCGTTGTACTCGCCCGCATACTCAAGACTGGTGAGCTGAAAAGCTCCGGCGTAAGTGCCGTGACCCGGAATAATTAGCTGATAATTTGAGAAAGTTGCCGATCCCATTTTATCCTTTATAGTCGTTTCTGCCGCCGAATCAGTGAACACGCCGCTGCCGCTAATAGTGATAGAGTTCACGCCCGCACCAGCTAATATTTCCCGAACGTTAGAGCTGTCTTTGTTGGTGATATCTACCATCTCATCGTTCAAGGATACAGAGGTAGACCTGAGACCGCCTATAGTCACATAGGTGGAGCCTGTGGTATTTATCTTAAGGAGTAAGCTTTTACCTTTTTGAGCCGCCATAATCTATTCTCCTATTAAGCGTTAGTAAACGTTACCGCGCCCGAGGACTCAAAGGTTACACTGTAGGTAACCTCTCCGTTATACTCGCCGCCATACTCTAAGTTAGTAATAAGAAAACTTCCGGCGTAAGTGCCGAAATCTGGAATAATGAAGCTATATGCCTTCAAGGTGCCAGATGCAAAATAGGTCTCTAAAGTAGTTTCAGTATTTACCCCAGTAAAAATACCTGACCCCGCAATAGTTACGCTAGTATTCCCGCCTTGAGGAAGAAGCGCCCTGCTGTTGCCCACGGTATCCTTATTTGTTACATCCACCATCTCGTCGTTGAGGGTGATAGATGAGCTTCGCAAACCACCTATAGTAGTCTGGCTGCCGCTTTGATCCAATTTGATTAGGACAGCCTTGCCTTTTTGTGCCGCCATATTATATCTCCGTTAAGAAGTACCTAAAATAACTGCACGAAACCTCATGATGCCGTGTCTTGTGAGTCCGTCTGGATCCCTTATTAAATCACTAAACTCCATTCTCATATTAACGAGATTAAAACCAGTGACGGTAAGATTGCTATCATGCAACAAAGTATGCACTCTGTCCATAATGTTTTTTGCCTGCGCCGAGCCAGCGACCCTGCTCCAAACGTGCATAACTACTGTAGTTTCGGCACCAGTTTCATCTTTAGTGCTGTAGTCTACAGCCGTATCTTCCCCTATCTGAACGAAAGGATACGCTGTACCTTGAGGAACCTCGTCATGAACAGAAGCCCCCAATGTAGACGTTAAGGTGTTATCGCTGCTTAGTGCGGAATATATGGTCTTTTGAAGCTCAAACTGGCCTACGCTCATGATATCAACCCTTGCTTAACAAAGATGACCCTGATTTTTCCTGCATTCTTTTTCAAAGCCGGCCCCATAAAAGGACGCGCCGGCATATTTACCGTCCCATACTCCAAAGCCTTGCTGTAAGGCGCTGAGGATATAACAGAGCCTACTACTTGAGCCCCTGCACCAACCCCTTCCGACTGAATATCCGTGGTTATATTGGACACTAGAAAGCCTGTATCGCTTGCTGGTGGCTGTCCTGCCGCTGACTGCGTATGCGTTCTTGATGGATTGTATTTTTTTACAGTTTCGCCAGTTTTAGAGCCGCGCATAATGCTCTGCTGGGCTTCATTTTTAACAAGATTGACCGCCTTGAACATCGCCGCCTTTGAGTTTTTAACTGGAAGATCGCCCAGCCTTACCCTTAACCTGTTTAGAAACTGCTGCCTGTTCTTAATCACGCGGCCACGCCTTCCTCTGCAACGATTACAAGATACTTTCCTCTCTCGTCCTCATTGATTACGCTACGAATATTGAACAGCTTTGAGTCCCAATTGATTCGATTAGCCGTTGTAACTCCGGAAACATAGCGCGTTGTAAACTTCCATGCGCCTTTTTCTGATAACTGGCCCTGAGTGTAAGGTTCTGTGCCGGAAGTCTGTACAGCGTGAGCATATACGCTCTGAGACGTACTCCAAGCATTGGTAAAGCCGCCGCCGCCGTCAGCGGTCCTGGTCACCCCCTCAATGGCGATAAGCTCTCTCATTGAGCCGTTAGAGTAAGCCATTAGCCGAGAGCCATGTACTTAGAACCGCCCAGCCCATCCATAATCTTATACGGTTGGTATAAGCTTGCCACCATCGGAGGGTAAGACATTGCCTGCTGATAGTCCTTCATGTCACCCCTTTGGTCATAAAGGTAAGCAATATGCTGCAACATTCCAATCTTTAAAGGCTCAGGGATGTCAGCTACAGCAGCATATCCAGCAACATATGTAACCTCTATCGCGTTAGCCACCCTGAGAGCGGTTGGAAATGTTTCACCTGTTCTTAAGACAACCCTAGAAGGCTCTCGCGCAGAGTCTACATAATAGCGCGAGGAGGCCATAGTTGTTGCTGTGTCAGCATCATCAAAACTAATAACAGAGGTTACTGTTTGCACGGGAGGTTTAGGTAGAGATATAAAGTTCTTGTAAAAATTGATGTAAGGCCCGACTTTTGTGCCTTCCCACAAAGGGTCATCTATTTCGTTTTCAGTATCCAGTTTTAATATAAGCGTTTGAGTAAACAAAGCCCTGCCTGTGAAATCCTCACAGAAAACCCTAGCCGCTTTGATAAGGCTAGTGATAAGCGTGTCTTCAGCGCTGCCGGTTACTCTCAGATACGCCTTAACATCAGATAAGGTTAATGGCTCGCTTGTTGGCCCCGTGCTAATTACTAAACCCGCCATGCTGACCTCAATACCTTTCGTAGATTAATGTTAATGTTTTAGAGCGGTCTACTGCATGAAATTTGATAGGACGGTAGAGCTGATCATTAGAAGATAAACTCCCCACAACATGTTTTCCAGCCTGCTAAATTTTTTTTGCCCCGAATCCAGACGCTCCTCTATGCGCTTGTATCTTTCGGCACAAACTTGTTCGTGAGTATCTATTTGACCGGCAACAGAATTCAAGGTCTTAATCTCGCTCATTTTGCTAAGTGTCTCTATTTCTCAGCTTTTGATTTTGATGGTGCTTTTTTCTTGGCGGGAGCTTTACGCTTCGCTTTAGGTTCTTTTTTAGGTGCTGGATCGGCAGTTTCTGGCTCCACCGTTTTAACCTCAATAGCCCAGCCATTAGAAACCAAGCGATCCAGAGAAGCTTTCTCAGAATCATTATCAGTAGATATAACAGTATCCACTTCTAGTAATTGAAGGTTTCCGTCCTTGTTTTCAAAAGGCTTGGGAACGATTATTTTGTATGCCTTCATAAAATACTCCAAAAAATCAAAGGGGTCTTTCGACCCCCTTAACTCACTTTTAGACAGCCGATAAGGTGTCTGCGTCAGTGTTGTGTCGGGCAGAACCCTTCACAATTGAGACAGCGTAAGGCGTACCGTTTGAGTGAGTGCCTGTAAAATCAGCCACTACTCTCAGATATCGCTTGCCGCCCACATAACCAATAGAGGTTACTTGTGGAGTCTCAGCGTTAGCATCCAGAGTCAGAAAGATTCCATTAGAATCAACTGCGCCATCAGTCACATGCAATGCGGAACTTACCGCGCTCCATGAGCTGTTGTCGTCAGAATCTTGAAGTTTGAAATCAATCTTAACGGATGAGCTTAAAGTATCACCCTCAATGCCAGAATCTACTACAGCCATAGCAGACTCAAAACCTTGAAGATCAACACCTGTACCATTAGCGTCAGCCGTTCCAACTACTGGAGCGATAGACTGAATGACCTTAACGTTGTTAGCTAAGTCTTTCATTTACATCTCCTTATGCAGAAACCTTCTGCTTGATGATTGCTTCAGCCAGAATAACTTGGCCCCCTACTCTGCGACGAGCGATATAGCGCACATTACCAGTAGTAGCTTGAGTGAACGGGTCGCGCAATACAGCAAGTGCAATGCGGTCAACGATCATGTAAGCCCTTTGGAAATCTCCAAAAGCTACAGGGTAATTGCCAGCGCCAACGTTAGGCATATCAGTCGCTTCAATGTACGGGTAACCCAAAATAGTATTGGGCGCTCCGCTCTCTAATGACATTCCAGCTTGAAAGACATACTGACCCGCAGTGTCTTTTAGCTTTCGGATTGCCGCAAGAGTTGTACGGTTGAAAACGAATGTTCCGTTTCTGCCGTAGTCTGACTTAATGCTATGCACCAAAGTCAAGAGGCCGTCAGCAGTCAAAAGAGTACCTGATCCGCTATTCACTTCCGAAACAGAGGTGTTGGTCATGAAGCCCTCAGGCTTGCCAACCGCATCACCAGAAACGAAAGCCGTTCCTTCCGCTTTAGCCATCTGCTCTGAAAACTCAGATTGCATTTCCGCCTCAAGATCAAACACAGAATCCTCAAGATCCTGCTCTGAAATATCAACCAAGGCATACTGCTCATGGGCTGGAATCTCTTCCAAGCCTACGTTGTAACCTGTAGTCTCTGCGCGAGTACCGCTTTCAGCCACCCATGCCGCAGCGAACTGTCCTGTGCGCTTAGGCACTTGGATTGATCGTTGCGCTGTTGAGCGAACGCGGGCGATGCTTCGTATTGGAGACATTTCAGTTACTGACTTGATCAGTTCGCGAACGTACTCAGGGGGAGCAAGATAGCCACCAGTGCTGTCATTGCTTACCGTCAAAGCTTTGCGCTCATCGGCAGTGATTCCTTCAATACCTTTACGGCAAAAAGAATCCCAAGCCTGTAGAGTTTCGTCTATCTGCTTTGATTCAATACCAGAGTCAGGTCTACGCAACATGGTTTCCATGCGATCCATCTGCTCTTTAATATTTTCGCTTTGCTTTTGCTGAGAAGTGATATGCTGATTCACATCTTCCAAAGAGTTCAGCTTTGATTCAATCTTGCTGATCTTTTCATCCAGAAGTGGATCGCTTACACCCTTCTCTACGTTTTCCAACTTTTGATCATAGCTTTTTTTGAATTCTTCAAAAGCATGACCCATGTCGGAGATGGCGTTTTTAATATCGTCCATCCGTTTTTCTCCTTATTGAGATGTTTTTAGGGTTTCGGTCAAAGATTTTACGGCTTTCGCCAAGTCAACACCTTGCCCAGCATCGCGCTGGTTTAGCGTATCGTGAACGGCTTTTGCCGTTATTTTCGCTTCTGAACGAGAAAGATGAAAAACATCGCGCAGTCCATTCTCCCATTCTCTGATTGAAATACTGTCAGCCTTCACTGATCGAACCTTGGCCCTCGGGTTCATCGGAAAGGTAACTAACGATATTTCCATCAACTCTACTTCCTTAATCATTCTCCGCTTAGTCTTAGCATCATAGCTTTGACCTTTCGGAGAGACTCGGAAGCCAATAGACAAGCCATCTAATGCGCCCATCTTCATTAATTCATAAGCTTCTTGTCCGCCTTGGGTTTTCATTGCCAAGCGTCCGCGAACTCTCAGCCCCTTAGAGTCTTCCTCAATTTCCTCAAAGACTCCGATAGGCATTTCGGTTTTGTGCTGATATAAGAGCTTGACCCCTTTAGGCCCAGTTTTCTTAAGGCTGCGTGAGAAAGCTCCCGGAATGACCACATCATTGCCAAGATCAGTATTGTTAAAAATAGAACCGTAACCTTCAAAAGTTCCATACTCTTCGTCGGACTCGTTGTAGGCTTTGATTTCTGATTTGATGTCAAGGAACTCTGATGATTTTTCGTCATCCTCTACCTCTTCCTCTTCAGAATCTTCTGATTCGTGATCTTTCTCAAACTCTATAATATAAGATTCGTCGGTTTCGGTGACCGACATTACATGCTTCTCTTCCGATTCTTGGATTCTTTCCGACAACACTTCCAAGCAATCTGAAAATTCTTGACCGGCATCAGTGTCTTCCATAGCTCTCTTCCATACGATCTTTAACGAATTTTGTTCTGCTCTCTTCTGAAAACAGAGTATTCCTAGGAATCAACTGATCCTACAAAGATTTATCACATCATATCTCAAAGAAAAACATTGTTAAACAAAAATAATCAAATAAATGCACAATATGGGTTGCTATTATCTCGGGTTAGGTTATTATTACAACCTGTTTAGAGACAAAAGAGATTAAGCCTTATGAAAAAAGCATATTTATCAGAGTGGGAAATTCAGCAAATGGCAGAGGCGGCTTTGACTTCATACGAGTTTGCTTGCTGTTGGAAGCGAGCTTTTACAGAGGCGGCTGAGTTTGCTGCTGATGAGTTCGGTGTAAAGGCTACTCGCGCCCAAGCTGCCACGGCAGTTAGGATTGCTCAGACCGGCTGGGAGGGTGTACGCGCCTCAGTCAAAAAAGCAGTATATGCCACGCAATAACAACCAAGCGCTCCACGGGGCGCATCAAAAGAGGTTAAAAATATGTCTGGCGCTAATGTCTGCCTTCGTAATAGCTGCACCAACGAACTACCCGAGCTTGCTCACAGGTCAACACGGTTTTGCTCTCCAGAATGCTATCGGTTAAATAGAGGCGAAAAACAGCGAGAGGAAATTATGTGTCCTAACCGTCCTTGGGATTTTGAAAGTGCCGTGAAAGTTTTATCTTCCAGTTGGAGCCAAATATAATGGACACATACCAAGATTCGGACTTTGTTTTTGAAAAAGGGTCAGCGCCCGCCGTAAGTTTTACCGAGTGGCTAAAGCGAATCACAGCAGCGTCCCCAGAAAGCCCCAAGGAGGTCAGGAAACAAGCCGCTAAACAACTACACCTAGAGGAGAAGGATACCGAGTATTGGCTTTCTCCTACGTTTCAAGTTGCCAAGCGAGTCCTTATGGGTCATGAACACGGATTTGGCGACAAAACCCCGACTTATCTAAGTATTAAGCGGCATGACAAAGAGCGTTTTCATGATTGGCGAGTGATTCAAAAAATAAAAACTAGCATTCTTGGCCCCGAGTGGGAGGCTGTAGAAATGTATCCAGCGGAAAGCCGCGTAGTGGACACCTGCAATCAATACCACCTGTTTTGCTGGGAAGAAGAATTCCCCGTGTACGTTTTCAATGAAAGATGCGTTATGACCCCGCAACAATCAGATATTTACAACTTAAAAACCGGCCTTAACGCCAAACAATCATAGGAGAAAGTTATATGTACACCGTATTAATTGGGTACGATGGAGACAAAAGAGTCACCACCCACAAAACGTTTACAGGAGCAAACAAAGAGTTTGTTCGAGTTTGCAAAAATCTAGCGTTTCCTAACGATTTTCCCGCTTGGCGCGGAGTTGTTCTCTGTCGCAGCTACAGCGTTACCGATAACGTTGTAACCCCAAAAGAGATAGTTGTGGAGGCTCACAGAAATGATTGAGTGCAGAATACAAGGGATTCCGTGTCTGGTTGAGGTTGATTACTTTGCTGCCGTGAAAGGGACTTTTCGCTATAACGAAACAAGCGATCTTGATTACCACGGTTATGTTGAGTGCGAGTACACCGTTTACGACCGAAAAGGCTACCCCGCAAAATGGCTTGAGGCCAAGATTACACCGGAAGATGACAACGCTATTTGTGACGCTATTACTGAAGAGCTATCTTAAGTCTCTGGTAACTAGCCCAGCCGCCTCGTCAAAACTAGCTATGACCAGCATGTCTTCGGAGTTTTCCATTGGATACTCCGAAAGCAGCGCCTCATATTCAGCTTCCTCATCAGCAGTCCACTCTTCCAACTTTAAGAGGGTCATAACAACCTTTTCAATCTGCTCTCTAGTTCTATCCACTTGCTCCCTCCAAAAGATCTTCAATAAGCTCAATAAAGTCTGAATCCACCAAATCCTCTCTTCTCATAGCCCACATTGCAAAGTTTTCTGCGAACCATTCTTTAGAATTTGATTGCGAATACCTGCTTGGGCCTCCCGTAACTCTCTGCCCTCTAATTCTGCTTTCAACGGTAGGCATGCGATAAGTGCCTTTTCCTTTGTTGAGGCCATAGAGTTGGTGAATCTGATGCCCGAACTCATGGTAAGCAACTGTTCGCATCTGATCCATCCTGTCCTCAAAGTAGGATATCGCGTTAAAGGGCCGATCTCTAGCGGCATCGCCTTTCTTCCAGCTACTTGCTACTCCTTTTTTTCTCATTCCGAAATGCGCTACCCACTTCTTGCTCCAGCCCATAACCCCATCACCCATATTTGCAATAGAATCGCCGCGTGAAGCTATAAAGCCTCTAGTTCTCGGTATGCCAAACGAGTCAGCAAGTTGGTCAATTTCTTTATGCACCTCTCTTAACTGAGCCACGCCTGTATTAAAAGAGGGGGTGGTGCTTGAGGTTGGCTTTAAACCTGAGCTAATTTTTCCGTACTGGCTAGATTTGCGCCCGCTATATACCCTCTCTGACCTGAAAGGAACCCATCCATCCTCGCTCCAAGTCCCATCCATAGAGTCTCTGAATCTTTTACCCATTTGAGAATGACTTAATTTCCCAAGCTTTTCCATGTTTTGGCCTTCATACATCCTGTCGAACTCATCCTGAGAAAGCCCTACAGGTCGGCCTTTTTCGTCAACTTTAAGACCGTCAGAATTTTCTTGTGCATCATCAATATTGTCGGCAATAGCGCCGTCTTCAATCTCATCATCTGAATCAATGTACAAAATTACACAACGACAATTAACTACGTTGGCGGCTCCTCCTCTTGGGTCTCCCGCGTAGGACATGCGAGAACCATTTGGCATAAAAAAGTCCTCATCCATTTGGGCCGTTTCGCCGTTCATCAATCCGTGGCTGCGTCTTGTCCTCGCGTCCGCCGTTGAAACCCATTGCTTAACCATCCGAACCCCAAAGGAATCAGACACTTGTCGATGATACTCGTCATTAGCAAAAGATTGAGCGCCATGCGTCTCAGTTCTAGCTATAACTGCCGCCCTCTTTCGGTTAATAGGCTGGAAGGTTTTGGTCAAAGACCTAGCTATTTGATCTAGGTTATTGTCAGCAGCTCTGAGTTCGCTAACCTCGTCTAGTATGCGCTCACCGTAAGACCGAGATATTTGAGAAAACATGGGCTGCCTGCCCTTGAAGTATTGGTTTACAGAGCTTTCAAACCTATCTGATCTGCCAAAGTCAAACCCGTCTGCTTTTTGAGCAATCTTTTTATACTTATCGTTGTTGTATGAATACACGGCATCAAAAGTTTTTCTGACTTGAGCCTTTAGAACGGAATCCAGTTCAGACCCGATCATCCGAGTGATTGAGGAATAACTTGGGTCTTCGCTATCTTTGACTTGTTGAGCCACAACCCTGACAGCTTTGTTGAACACCGTGTCCAGCTTTTTCTGGAAGCCCTTGCTCAACCTATTTCTTAGCGCCGCCTGCTCCTTAGCGTAGCGTCTAGCAGCGACTCGCCCCTGCCTAAATCCGTATATTTGCTTAAGAGCGAGCATTTTTAGGTTTTAGTTGATTGAGGGTGGCCTTTAGGAAGCAGGTCGGTGTCATGTTTACCGCTTCTGAATCTTCCGTTCCTTAGCGCGTACAGCAAGCTATTTACCCGAGCGTAAGCCCATTGATCCGGCCCTGTAACGTTTGGCCTTACACTTTGAGGGTTAGTCCTGTAAGCGCCTACACCGCGATTGAAAGAGGCTGTGAGCATTCTTAAGGTGGCTCTCTTTGCAGGGTTATCACCAACCTTGTCGTTATGATCTTCTACCTTGCTTTGCAATGCCGCTTTAACTTTCTCTGAAACCTCAGCTTTTGATCCAGAAATTTCTATATGCTCATCTAGGTCGGAATAGTCATCTGACTTATCACCTTCCTCTCTTGCTATTTGTGCTCTTTTTTTGTTAACCCAGCTTCTGCCGCTATCACCGCCCCACAACTTGTGAGCTATTAGCCCCGCGCTTGGATATCCATCCTCACCTCTGCGCCAGCCCTCCGCCTCCTCGTCCACTGCGTGACGCGCAAAAAAGCTGTACATCCGCTTAACAGTTGAGACGCTCATTGATCTCCCGTTAATGATGTCTCTAGCCCTAGCAACGCCTACGGATGTTCCTCCTCTGCTGTATTCTTTACGCCAGTCAAGTCCTTGCTGCGCCTCCTCTCTCATTCCTGCTGTTGGCAGCAGGTCAATATCAGACAAAGCTTTTTCATCCTCGTCACCTTCGTACAAGTCTATATCGTCTTCGTCCTCAACATTCTCAGAATCATCCGGCGAACCTTCGTTGATCGGAAACAAGTTTGCAGGAACAAGAAGATCATCAGCGCCGTCCATAGGGCTTAGTCCTATTAGCTCTCTTGCCTCGTTCCTTGTCATAATGCCTTGACTAACAGCTCCTAGAACGTTCTCGTATATTCTTCTCCGCCTTTCAGACAAAGCAGGAATTCTGTCAATGTCATACTCGAATTTAATATCGTCACCAAATTGCGGAACTAGCCACTCATTCAGATCGGATTGCATTTTTCTTAAATACGGTATGATGGTTTCTTCGTACAAGGCGAGCCTTGCCTCAGCTACATTGCTGTATGTCTGAGAGTCTGGAACTCCAACCAACTGAGAAGGAACGCCAAAACACATCGCTATGTCTGTTGCGCTCATGTGCTTTAGGTTTATGAAGTCCATATCTTTAGGACTCATGCCCATCTCTTTCCAGTCAAAATCTCCCTCTAAAAGCATTGGCCGGCCTGCATTGCCCGAACCAGAAAACCTCGTATTGAGATCGGTCATAAGCTGCTGCCTCTGCGAATCACTTAGCTGTACTGCATACCCTGCATCATCTTTAGGCTTGAAGACTACCGCGCCTGAAGGTCTTGCTCCATTTTCTAGCAGAGAGATATTGTGCTTTGTGACGGCGTTATGCTGATCTACTTCCATTGCTGCCGCAGACAAGGGGCTGCAACCGTAATAGTCATTCATTGGGTGCCAGAGCTTTACTTGTTTAACTTCGCTGAATCCCGTTTCCTGATCAACATAATAAGTATCTTTGACTGAGCCTCCTACTCTGTACTCGTAAGAATGAGGCATTATGCCCTTCCCGCCCTTAATGTTTATTCGGTCAGGGCGAAGCAAGTGAAGCTCCCTAGGCTGAACCATTCCAGCTTTGAGAATGTAGGTATTACCTCCGAGTAGCAAATACCCAAAAGCGGCGTTGAAAAATTCACTATAACTTTGCAGAGGGTTGGGTCTGTCAAGCAAATCAATAATTGGATGCCTTTCCAGAACTTCATCGCCAGACATAACTCTAAAAGGTACGGCAGATGCTCCTTTGGCTATTTCGTTTACGCACCTGTAAACAATGGCGTTCTTTAAATAACCTTCTTCGGCCAGATCCTCGTAGCCCATTGACTTTGATCGGTAGCTATCTATTCCAAAATAACCGACCATTGACTCCGACTTTCTGCCAACTACCGCCTGCTTGCGCCCCAAAAATGTATCTAGTATTCCCATTAGGTGATTCTCCATGCGACTGCGCC